ATAAGGAACTACTAGTCCTGCATCAAATGCAGCACCAATTGATGGACTAATTCTTAACTCGTCTTTAGTAAAAGAATCGCCTACAGTATAGTGTACTTCTGGAGCAGCATAAAAGGTTACACGTGGTGCTTCACCTGTTACGGGGTCTGCTACAGCAGTTGTATAAAGTTTACCAACAGTAAAACGATAGTCATCGTTTACATCATCGTCAATAAACTCGACTTGGCCGTAAACAGTACCAAAGTCGTGCTTGATGCCATAAACGTTTGCTGTATCAGCAAAGTCATAACTAGCACCAGTGCCTGCAGATAAAGTAGTTTTATCTGATGTTATGTTAATGTTCATGCTGGTATCATCGAAGTTGTCAGCATAAGCAGTTGATGCTAACGCCACAGCGAAAGCAAAAGATAGTATTAGTTTTTTCATTTTTATTATTTCCTATAATTTTGAAGAACGCGATATGCGCCCCTTTGTCCAACACTGATTTTATTTAAAGAATACATAGATAAACTTATATGCTCTTTAAACTTCAGTGCCTTTGATGTCTTTAATAAAGGTGAATTTTTCTGTTTGGCTGCTTAGATATTCAATAACTTTCTCAGGTGTTGTTTCACCATAAGGGTCGCTATCGGCGCCATCGCAGTTTTTGCCTGGCTCTTCAAACCATGCTTCAACTACACCGTCATTAATGACAGCCGCATATCGCCATGAACGTTGCCCAAAACCTAAATGCCGTTTATCGACTAGCATTCCCATCATTTGTGTAAACAGTGCATTGCCATCTGGAATGACCTTTACTCTTTCTACACATTGGTCTTTAGCCCATTTGTTCATAACAAATGCGTCATTAACAGAAATGCAGTAAATTTCATCTACTCCCATTTCTTTAATCTTGTTGTAATTCTCTTCAAATCCTGGTAGCTGGTATGTGCTACATGTTGGAGTGAACGCTCCTGGTAAGCTGAATAATACTACTCTCTTTCCAGCGAAGTAGTCGCTGCCGTTGACATCTTGCCAACGATAAGGGTTCGGTCCTTCAATGGATTCATCTCGGACTCTAGTTTTAAAAACCACGTTAGGTATTTGTACACCTTCTCTCATAGTGTGTTAGTTCCTTTATGTTATAATTGTATTACAGATATTATTTAATTTATTTTAACAACCTGTCTGCTAGATCTGAGTGCATTTTTAATAATATGGATTATTAAAGTTGGGGTCATCCATTCCGTCTACGCCTGTTACTTCTGGAATGTAATGTTTCAGCATGTTTTCTACACCCATCTTAAGTGTTATTGTGCTACTTGCACAACCAGAACACGATCCTTGTAGTAAAACACTTACACGACCTGTTGACTGATCAAAGTCTTCAAACTTAATAAAGCCTCCGTGTTGCTCTACTGCCGGTTGAACTTGTTCATCAATTAAGGTATTGATTCTTTTTACTATTTCGTCGTATTCTTCTTTATTCATGTCATTATTTATAAAGTTTATTGGCAGGCGAACAAGGAATCGAACCTCAAGCTACGGTTTTGGAGACCGCCGTGTTACCACTACACCATTCACCCTTTGTCAATAAAGGCGCAACTTTTCTGTTGCCAGGTAAGTTGCCAACCCCGTTACCTAGTTAACTAGGCTGCAAGAGCAAAATTATCGTTTGCGTCTATAAAGTTGCTTGATTTACGGTCATCGCCTACCGGTAACTCCACGTTCTCTCATACATCAGTCGATCCTAGTTCGCCCCCATCATAAGCACACTTGCGAAGTCTTTTGTTATAACCACGCTTAATCTTCTTACGTTCACCTGGTCTCCAATGAAGTAAATTTTTAGCCTTTTTGCTTAGAGCATCAAACTCATCGCCGCTAATCATTTTAATACGTGTCTTCACTGTATCTCCAAATGTGCTTATGGTGGAGGCGCGGGGTACCGCCCCCCGGTCCTGTCTGTCGTTGATTGGCTTCAACGTTACATGTATATTTATACTACCATTTAATTGGTTTGTCAACCTTTTTTTGAAATTAATAAGGATTAATATCTAAGTACTTGCCCCATTCGCTGTAGTAATGGCGCATACCAACTTCATCATGAATTGTTCCATTTTCATGTCTACCATGCAATATGTTACGTGCTTCTGTGCCTTCACGCATTGTGGTTCCTTGTCCTGCTACACCAATTAGGTCTTCGTGTAGGTTACGTCCAAACGGTCCCCATATGCTGTTGTGATGATTGATACGTGTGCGTCTTTCTTCTGGTGTGTCTTTGCGTAGTCCATATCCCCTAAATTCAATAAGCACTTGATTACATCCTAATGGAGTAACACTATCTGAACGATAAGCACTACCACGTAGGTTAAAGTTGAAGCCTGGAAACAAGTCTACCATATACCATTGGTTGGGTGGTAAATTAGGAAAGGACAGTTCGCCTCTATCTTCGAAGCCTTCATACTCTTCGTAGTTGACAGTGAATGAACTTACATTTACATGTCCGTTGTCAAACGGTATGTTCTTACGTGCAAAGTATTCATCATTGAATCCACTTACACGATTGAAGTAATGCATGAAGTCGTGATAGAATTCACTGTTTGTATCATGCCACAGTTTGTAGTTGGTATCTATAATTGCTTTGTGATAATGAAACACTTCCATTTCTTCTGTGTCAATAGCATCTGCTATACAATCAAATGCTCCTGCTGTCCATTGCTCTACATTCATAGTAGGATTAGGATCTAGTGTTACCCATACCATACCTCCGTGCTTTACTTCACAATGCAACTCTTTGCCAAAAGTATCATCGTTCCATACTTTACCAGAAGGTTGTTGTGGACCATGATTTAAATATGCTTTTACTCTATCACCTGTGTTCCATGCGATAACATTCTGTCCTGCTATCTGTGTTGTTCTGAAATGTCCTTTGTAATACATTTCACTTATATGACACATAGGTACCCATACCTTTTTAAAGATATGTTCTTGTTCTTGTGCAAATATTTCTGGGCAGTTGTAGGCTGTGCTACTAATTGATTCTACTACTGGCTTCTTTAACCAGTTGGCGTGATTACGTGGTGGCATCTAGTTCTCCTTACGATGTATTTAAAATATTTTAACATGTAAAAAGACTGTTGTCTAATAGACTGTAACTATGAACTAATAGTCAAAAAAATAGGCTCCGAAGAGCCTATTTTAAAATATTCTACTTATGAAGGTCGAATATCTGATGCTTGAGGACCTTTAGGTCCCTCTGCCATTTCGTAAGTAACGGCTTGATTCTCTTGTAGAGTTTTATAGCCATCGCCTGAAATAGCTGAGAAATGAGCGAATACATCTTTTCCGCCGTCGTCTGGAGTAATAAAGCCAAAACCTTTGTCTGCATTAAACCATTTTACTTTTCCTGTTGCCATTTTATTTCCTTAGTTATTAATTATGCCGCCTGTCTTTCTACTTCTTTGTCTTTCACGACATGGGTAGCCGACTTCTTGCCTGTTTCTGGTCGGATAGGCTCCAACCATGAGTCCGCTATGTATGCTTTAGGTGAATCTCCAAACTGATTTTTCAATCCAGTTGCTTCAATCCACCAGTAATGATCTGTCACAGGACACATGCATGAGACACCTCTGAAATCAAAAGTATCATTCTGCTTGTACTTTCCAATGTATTCTTTAACAAGGACAATCTTGCCAATATTCTCAGGTCTAACTGAGTGTATTACTTTTGCTAAATCACCTTGTTCGCACTTCATATTACTTTAACCAAGCTACTCGCTTTCCTTCTTTAACACGTCGAGCGTGTTCCTCTTCTGAGCCAGGATATCGCCAAGCCCAGATTGCTACTAGCACCATTGCACCACCACTCCACATAATTGCTTTCAGATTCTCTGTAGCAAACCATGTAAAGATAATAGTTGATGCCATTACCAATATCATTAAGTACTTCCCCTTTGTAGGGAAAACACGTTTTTTATTCCAATTTGTTAAGAACTTACCAAACCAAGGATGATTGTATAACCATGCCTCCATTTTAGGTGAACTCTTAGCAAAGGCCCATGCAGCAATTACTAAAAATATGCTGAATGGAATACCTGGAGTAACGATTCCAATGTAGGCTAAACCTACACAAAGGAAACCAATACCCATGTACATATATCTTTTTATTTGATTCATTAATGTACCACCTTGTTATATTATATAGTGTGCAATGCTTTCTGTCAACTAGGATCTGACTGGACGGAAGATACCCGATATACGTCCATTTGACTGTTGCCAGCCTCCCTTCCAACTATTAGTAATTGTACCGCCACTTGGATTGTTGTTAGTAGCACTTGCCTTATCACTTTGGTTGCCGCCGACGAAAGTATACACACCTGGCGACGGTGAAGTGTATATAAAGTTAACGTGACTGTAACTCCAAACTACAATGTCACCTGGTTGACCATCTGATAGTGGTACAGGAACACCACCATATAAACTTGTTTTATCTCTAAAGTCATATGCTCTAGCACTTTGCATATACTTGTAGCCTGTTCTTTTTAATACCCAATTTACAAATCCAGCACACCAAGGTGTTTGATCTGTTTTCCAATATGATGTGTCTGGGAAACCTAGTTCTTTCCATATACCTATAATGTTTCCATTACTAGGATCAACAGTTTCGTCCCATTTGTTTGCTGCCGCTTCGTCTAATAGTTGTGTTAAGAAACCTGGTATACCATCTGCTGCTGCTGTTGAATTGGCAGCACTTGCATCAACTAAGGCTTGTTCGTTTGTTCCTAAGTCATCAACACCTGCTGCTGGTGCACCTTCGTATCTTTGTGGTACTTGATTTTCTGCAATAGTGCCGTTAGCCTGGGCACCACCTGTTGCACCTACATCTGGTGGGTTTTCAATTGCTTCTTGTATAACTGCATTGATTGCTGCTGCCTGTGCCGGCGAAAGTATAATAGGTGGTACATAGCCTTCGTTAGCCCAAACATTAGGTGAGCCAGTTTCTGCTTCATTAGCAACCCAACTTCCGTGTCCGCTAGTTGCGTCACCCTTACGATGAACAGGAATATTATTAATCCAAACACTTAATGAACCACCTTCAGCAGGATCACCACATTTAGTAGTATCGCCTATGCGTACAGTTTGTTCGTTGTTTGTAAACACATTTGGAGAACCAACTGCGTATGCTTCTTGGTGAAATGGGTTGGGCGTAGGACTTGCATGTCCTTTGTGCTTGTCTACATTTGTTCTTACTACTTCTGGCATACTAGTACTTATCTACTTTGATAGTGCTATACCTGTTGTAGTCTGTGTATATTGTTTGCTGATGTTATCTTCTGTTTTAGCAACACAACTTACTGCGTTTGCTTTAAGCATAAATTTGCCATCTGGTGATACACTAAACATAAATGGTGCAAGACCTAATCCTTTTTGCTGTGCAATAAGTACCATTGGCTTGTGCAATGTATAGTGTGTATCAGTTTCTTCTTCTAGACGTCCTACGATTTCTTCGCCTGACGCAAGTTTAAAGGAGACATTATCGCCTACTTTGTATGGTGTTTCAATTAACATATTTTTATCCTAGTGAGTGTCCAGTACCGTTATAACCTGTGTCTTCAACGTATTTGATTAATTCGTTGTAACCACCGATCTTTTCTCCGCGTACTGTGATTTGAGGGAATGTTCGTGCTGTTGGGAACTTTTCAAAGAGTTGCTCACGAGTAAAGTCTTCGTCTAATTGTTTGTAGACAAATTCAAACTGGTTCGATTCACAAAACTTCTTAGCCCTGTCACAGAACGGACATGCTGGTTTTCCGTATATTTCTATCATGTTTTATCCTACGTAAATAGTTTCTTTCTTTTTATTAATTACCTTAACCATGATAGCACCAGCGTTCTTCTTGGATATTGCCGCATTGATAGCTGTGGCTTCAGTACCGTAAGTACCGTAAGTTGTCCACACTTCGAAAGGGGAATGTCTTCTAAATTGAACTCTGAACATACTATTACTTATCTAAAGTTCGAAACCTTCGAACGTTTTATCATCAACATCTTGTTTAACACCGCCAATAATATAACTTTCGATTTCAGTCTCCTGTGGAGCAACTTGTAGCCCTGAGCTACTTAACCAATGTTGTGTCCACGGTAAAGGATTTGTTGTCAAAGGACGATCATAAATTGTATCAAGTCCTAATGCTTTGAGTCTCTTGTTAGCAATAAACTCTACATAAGCATGTAGTAAGTTTGCATTAAGTCCTACAATAGAACCTTTTTCAAACAAGTAATCTGCCCAACGCTTTTCTTCCTCAACACAAGTACGCCACATTTCATATGATTCTTCTTTACATTCTTTTGCAATTTTAACAAAGTCTGGATCGTCGTCTCCTTTTGCCCAATGCTTTAGAATGTGTGTAGATAAATTTAAGTGCGTTGCTTCGTCACGAGCAATAAGAGAAATAATCTTTGCAGACCCTTCCATCTTCTTTAATTCGCCAAATGCAAATGTACATGCAAACGAAACATAAAAACGTAAACCTTCTAAGATATTCACTACCATCATTGCTTTATACAATTGCTTTTTAACTTCGTACTCAGTACCTTTACCTTTGTACATGTAATCTGTTACAACTTGATGAAACTTGTCGTATTCTGCAGATACACTTTCTGCTCTTGCAATAATTTGCTCATCATCTAAAATAGTATCAAACACTTCTGCTGGGTCAGCATATACATTTTTTACAATGTGTGTATAAGAACGACTGTGGATAGTTTCTTGGAAGTCCCATGCTACAATACAACTTTCTAATTCTGGATTAGAACAGTAAGGTAAAAAATTTAAACACGGTCCACGTCCTTGTACACTATCAAGTAGGGTTTGATATTTTAAGTTTGAAGTAAAGATATGTTTCTGTGCATCTGTAAATTCTGCATAGTCACCTCTATCTTTCTGTAAGGAGACTTCTTCAGGTCTCCAAAAATAACCTAACATAGTTTGGTTAAGTTTGTCATACTCCGGATAACGGAATACGTCATAACGTTGAGTGTTTTGATCTTCACCAAAGAACATATACTGCTTTGTGAAGTCTACTTTATTACGATTAAAAACTGTCTTGGTCACTGTGTGTGTTTCCTCTTTTATATATTACACGCTTCGCATTCTTCACCTTCAAGTTCTTCTACTGGTTGTAGATCACCGTTCATGTGTGAATGTCCATTCATTTCAACTTCTGGTTCTTTAACTTCATCGTCTCCTTTGAAGTCGTATGTGTTTTGATAATAACTTGTTTTCCAACCTAACTTGTAAGTTGTTAACATGTCTTTCATCATTACGCTTAATGGAACTTCGTTGTTCTCAAACTGCGTAGGGTTATATGACCAATTACCACTAATGGATTGATCAAAGAACTTTTGCATCACTGCTACAATGTTAATGTAGCCATCGTTGCTAGGCATATCCCAAAGTAAAGTATAGAAGTTCTTTAACTGACTATACTGCGGAACAACTTGTTTAAGAGGCCCTTTCTTGGACTTCTTAACGGACAAGTATCCTCTAGGTGGTTCAATTCCGTTTGTTGCGTTCGACACAACGGAACTACTCTCTGAAGGCATTTGTGCGGACAATGTGCTGTGCCGTAAACCATGTTTTTGTATGTCCTTGCGTAGAGCAGCCCAATCATATTGTAGTTTTGCTTTTACAACTCCGTCAATATCTTTTTTGTATGTATCAATTGGTAATATACCGTCTGCATATTTAGTACGATCGAAGTATTCACAAGCACCACGTTCTTCAGCAAGTTCATTACTTGCAACCAACAAATAGTATTGGAATGCTTCTGTAAGTTCGTGTACTTTAACCCACGCTTGTGGATCATCATACTTAACTTTATTCTTTGCAAGATAGTGTGCAAGTCCAATGTAGCCTACGCCTAGTGAACGTCTTGCTTTAGTACTAATCTCTGCTGCCTTAACAGGATAACCTTGATAGTCAATAATTTCTTCTAATGCTCTAACAGCAAGATCACATAAAGGTTCTAGTTCTTCTAGTTTATTAATTAATCCTACATTAATAGCACTAAGAATACATAATGCAATTTCGCCTTCTTCATCATCAATGTGTTGAATTGGTTTAGTTGGTAGTGTAATCTCTTGACACAAGTTACTCATGTACACAGGATCTTTGAAAGAACTGTGTGAGTTACTGTGATCAACATTCATAATATAGATACGTCCTGTTTCAGCACGTTCTTTTAACATGTTACCAAACAGTTCTTTTGCACTTACTGTTTTCTTTCTAATAGATGTTTTACGTTCTGCTTTTTCATATACATCTTTAAACAAATCATTGTCGCCTGAGTAGAAAGCATCATATACTTCTGGGACTTCGTGTGGCGAGAAAAGAGTAATGTCTTGACCAGACAATAACCTTTCGTAAAATAATTTATTAATTTGAATAGAATAATCTAATCTACGTACACGATTATCTTCAGTACCTTTATTATTTTTTAATACAAGGATGTCATCAATTTCATAATGCCAAATAGGAAAATGAGTTGTTGCTGACCCGCCACGTACACCGTTCTGTGTACAGCTTCTTACTGTTGATTCATAAACTTTTAGAAATGGGATAACACCAGTGTGTGCTACTTCCCCGCCCCTGATCTTCGAGTTAATCGCTCTCGTACGACCCGAATTGATTCCGATACCAGCTCGCTGAGCGATATAATAACCAATAGCGGAGTTGCTACTAAAAATACTAGGCAAAGTATCGTCAACATCGACCAGTACACAACTAGCAAACTGACGGATTGGAGTACGAACGCCAGCCATGACTGGGGTTGGTATGTTGATTTTAAAAAGCGAGGTCGCGTCATAATATTTCTTTACATAACTTAATCTGGTTTCTTTAGGATAGTTTGCAAACAACGTAGCGGCAATCATCATATACATGAACTGAGGAGTTTCATAGATGTCGCCGTTGCTTCTATCCTGACACAAATACTTATCTACAACTTGACGTAAACCTGCATAAGTAAATTCTTCGTTACGGTCATGCTTTAACCAAGTATTCATTTTCTTTAATTCTACATCTGAATACTTTTCTTTGATTGCAGAATCATACACACCGCGTTCAATATTACGATCAATTATAGTGCCGAGAGAATCATGTTCGTATTTTGTATAAACTTTTTTATGTAGACCGTACAACAACAACCTTGCTGCTGCATATTGATAATTAGGATTTTCTAACGATATAAGATCGTTTGCGCTCTTAATTAGAATCTCTTGAATTTCGTCTGATGTCATGCCGTCGTAAAACTGTAAATCAGCGTTCATCTCGATCTGTGAACTACTCACTCCAGCAAGACCAGCACAAGCTTCTTCAACAACAAAGTGCATTTTATCTAAATCTAAAAGCTCTCTGCTACCGTTTCTTTTTGTGATGTGTATATCTTTGCTCATGTCTCTCTCATTTTAATTTTGTGTACAGAGGTATTTAGTTTTAGTACCTGCGAATGCAGGATCTTAGTGGCTAAAATTTATACCAGTGAACTTTTTATAGTATTTGTTTAATTGTACAGTCAGAACGTGTGTTGAGCAAGAAGAAAATAACTTTTTCTTTGCCATTTCTAACTAAACTCCGTACTGTATGTCGAACGACAGAGATCCTGTAGCACCTGTAGCAATAGGATTCTTGTAAGACAACACCACGGTATCGGTACCACTGTCTGTGTCGTTGTCACGCAGAGCAGCGGAAAATTCAAACCCTGTCATAATTACACCACCCGGAGATGTTGTAGTTGTGTCGGAGTATTCGTAATTATCTGATAAAGATAGTTTCGAGACGTCATCACCGATTGTGATGTTAACTGAACCTCTACGAATATGGTTTGCAAGTCTTAGTGTATAATTAACTTTCATAAATGCGTTAAGTGCTGAAAACACTGCAACAGGTCTAAAACTGTCAGTTGTATAAACTTCTGAATAGTTTTTGTCTGTAAAGCTAACAAAGTCACTACCTTGCACTTCTGCAATGGCTGCTACAGTCTCTGTGTTTACGACTCCTGCGTCTTGTTGTCTATCACTCGTACACTCACGAACTACGTTATTTCTACTTTCTCCAAACTCAACAATAGTTGAAGTTGGGTTTGCAGATGATCCTGTGTTGTTACCACAACTTACAAAATCACATCTACTAATTTTTGTACCGTATCCATAGTTTGCATTGAATGCTTGTTTGGCAATCTCAGTAAAGTTACAGTCATTAATAATCCAATTGTTACCTTGCCCTGTTACTCCTGCAATGTAAACTGATGTATCATTAACATTAAAGTCACTGTTAGTGATTTCAACTTTAGTTGCTGTGTTTACTGTTTGGTTGCACTTTATACTGATGGAGTTATTTTTGAACTTACAATGTTTAATTTTGATATCGTCTACTTTAAGACCTGCCAAATCGTTGTTCCATAATACAGATGCACTCTCTGTAGCATAGTTTGTAACTGGTGCACCTAAGCTATATTCTCCATCGAATATAATTCCTTCTAGCTCTACATCTTTAGCACCTGTAAGAACAAGTGAGCCCGAAGAACGTTTAATAGTAAGGTTACTAATATGTATGTTCGTTGGTCTGTCGCTACTTGTAAATGATGCAAGTGTAGTTCCTTGTGAACTAATGAGCTGTATGTTTCTTGTATCTAAGTTTAGTATTGCGCCCTCTGCTGTTTCACCTCTAATGATTGCATTGCTAGGAATCTCAAGTTCTCCTGTAAACAAATATTCACCATTAGGTACAGTTAGTACTTTTTTAAAGTCGGGGTCTGCATTTCTAAATAATTGTGTAAAAGCATTTTCAAATGCTGTAACGTTGTCTGTTGAACCGTCACCTACTGCTCCAAAGTCTGCAACACTGACTGCCATTTCATCAATCTTACCTAATAGTGTACGTGATTGACTTTGTGTAATAGATGGATTATCAGATGCAAATTTGTAACTAGATGCTAGTTCTAAAATATTATCATGTTCGGTTAATACTTTTGTATTACCTACGTAGGGAGCACCTTCTGTAGTTGAACCATTACCAATATACAGTTCTTGTGTGTCTACTGCCCATGCTAATTCTGCTGAACTTAATTGCGGTACACCACTAGAAGAGTTCTTTTTACCTCTTCTGATCTGAATCTTTGATATTTGAACTACAGCCACTTATTTGCTCCTGAAATTGTTATTAGTATTTATGTCAATCAGTTCGCAAGTAAGGATAGCCTGTAGAACCTTGCTACAGTTGCTTGTATAGCACTATTATGCTTTTGATGCGTAGTATTCTTCTACTTTAGAAAGCCATTTATCTTGATATTCGTTCCAAGTATCTGGCGTAACACTAAACTGTTGATATTGTAGGTCTCTGCTACACATAAAGATATGTCCTTCCTTGATGTCAGTACCATATACTTCATTGTGTGCCATAGCATAGGCCACTAATTGTAGATAGTAATCTTCAACCCACTCTGCTTTCTTAGGTTTATTAGTTTGCTTATGGTCCATAATCGCAGGTTGTCCTTTGTACATACCACACAAGTCAGTTGTACCTGAATACAAACCTGGAAAATATAATGCTTGTTCTATTGACCATATTTCATCTACATGCTTCAAACCGTTTTCGATAATAACATCTGCCATCTTGTTTGCTTGTACATGCACAGGATTATTACCTGGCTGTCTTTTTTCGCCTACAACAAATCTTTCTAAGTTGTTGTGCATTGCTGTACCAACACCTGCTGCTTCAGTTGTAATACGTCTAGCATTTTCTTCGCCAACTCGTTTACGCCATTCAATAAGGTGAGTCATATCTTTAGTTGAACTAAGGATAGTTGTTACACTTGGTAACTTCTCATCATCTGGAGTTAGGTAAACACGTTTGCGTGTTACAGGATCATTTATCTGTTTTAAAGATTTATACTCAAAACGTTCAACAAATGGTGGCGGTGTTATCTCAATAGTTTGATCAGTCATACTGTATATAGTACTACCTTTCTAGTAGTTTGTCAAGAGTGAATTATGTTTCTTGGGATAATTGCTGAGGTGCTGCACTTGCTGCTGTTTGATCTACAGCATCTTGGCTGCTTTGATCACTCTGTGGAGATTGGGGATCTGCATCAGGTGCTCCTGGGACATCCAATTCAATGCCATCGGCATTAAAGTTTTTTACAAGACTTTGGATTGCAGGACTGCTGTCGTAAATTGCTTTAAACGTTTCGTAGTCTGCTGCTAATTGGATTTTATTTTTTAATGCTAAGTTTGAAAGTCCTGCCCAATTCATTTTAGCAGGAGACTTTTTCATTTCTGCACGACCGATAATATTTTTTAACAAGATTACATACTTGTCAATAGTTTCATCAGTACCTGTGAATTCAAAGAACCTCATGGTTAAACCTCTGTTTGTGCTTTTCTAAGTTCTCTAACCTGTGCTTCGAGTTCTTGTATTTTGTCTGCAAGTTCTTTTCTTTCAGCTGCTTTTTCTGCAGGATCTTTTTCTGTTTTTGCTAGAGCGTTTGCTACTGCACTGCCTCCGGCTACTGGACCTTTGCCTTTCATTGCTGCGCCAACATTAGGATCCATTACACCTGCAAGACCTGCTGCACCTTTGTATCCTAGTTTAGCTGCGCCAACA